ATACGCGAGGGGCGGTAGCGATACTCCGCCCACCGCTCTTGATAGCCGAAGATAGTGTCATCCGCAGCATTGCCCCGGCAATAGATTTCCTTATTCAGGACAGCCTGTTCCCCCAAGTTAGCAAAGGTAGGCCAGTACAGGTCATAGCGCGTCCGGCGGCTCCACATCTTGTGCAAGCCTTGCTGGTACGTGATGTCGCCAGTGACGTTGATAAGACCGATGATATAGCCATGCTCGGTCGCGTGATATTTAAAACGGTGCTGATCGGCAATGATGCCTTGCCCCGCCAGTTGACCGAGCGGGTCCGTTGCCGTACCGACTGACGTCTGCGGCATGGCTTGGGTTTTCACGTAGGATTTTCCCCCGCCAATGTATTCGGGGCGCTGCAAGCGGGCGTCCTCTGGTGAGACGCCGAAATGGTTCCGGAGCAGTTCCGTGTAGCGCGTACCGCCACGGGCATCCTTCTCGAGGAATTGCTGAGTAGCGGCAGCCAGCCGCATGGAATTGACTGTCGCTCCGGTTGCGGTAGTCAGATCGGCGTACAAGTTGGTCGGGAACATCGTATTCACGGCACTAGCCACGGTGCCGGCCGTCGCCGTCTGGCCAATCATACCGACAGCTCCGCCCGTACCTGTGCCCAGCGCGAAGTTGCCGACGGGGTTCGTGCCGTCCGCCATGCGGAACCGCATTCCGACCGAAGGAGCGTTGAACACTTCGTTCGGATCCGTTCGCACGGCAGCCACCCCGGCAAGAGGCATAGGCACCGACACGCCACCCTTCAATGGCCAGGGAAGGCACGACGTGAAGTAGTCGTGCTTCTTACACCGCTTTTCGCGGTTGTAGGAAGCGATAGTGTCCGGCCCGTCAGTGAGCGGGACCGCGACAGAATTCATGAGATTTTCATCCCTGAAAAATTCATTGAAGATCAGGTTATAGCCGCGAAACGGTAGTGCGTTTACGGAGATAGTTGCCCCGGCCTGCAGCTGTCCGGTTGTCGGCAAGCCGAAACAGTCGGCCAGACCGCCGACGATGAAGCCGCCAGCTGGCGAGACGATTTGCGGAATCGTGTAGTCGATGGAGTCGCCGGGGTTCTTTTGTTCCCCGCAGAATTTCTGCCAGTTGTCCCAGACAAGCCGATTCGGGACAAAGAAGAAGAAGGTTTCAACGGTGAGGTTGTCCATCAGAGGAAAGATGAGATTCGCGAGGCGCGCGAAGATAGTGACGGTGCCGTCGTGGACGTCACCAGGGAGCACTTCATCCACGTGAATCGGGATGAGGTAGTCCACGTCAAAGGCATTTTTGACCGTGTGCGACGTCGCATAAGTGGAGCGCGGAACGTCGTTCCGTGGTACCATCGCGAAGCGCGACGGGTCCACTTGTGGCAGGCGACGATTGAGGTTGTTCACTTGACGGCCTCCTCAGAGAGATAGTTAGCGGCGGCCCACTGGGCGCCGGTTGCGACGGTGTTCGGTCCGTCGATGTTAGTAGGATAGATCTGCCCGCTGTCCTCGAGAGAGCCTAGACAGATCAAGGTGAAGTCCGCAGGGTGTTGTGCAAGCACAGTGTTGGATTTGGGGTCAAGAGCGTCGTGGAACGCCCGAATAGCTGGCGCGTCCAGCCGCTCCATAATCAGACCCCCAACGATGCTTTCCGACTTGAGGTCATAGACAGCATAGATATTGCGGAACATAGTATTGCCTTTCGAGAAAGGTTATGGGGCTGCCGGATGCATCCCCAAGGGTTCCGGGATTGCCATCGGCGGTCTAAAGACCGCCTGCGGCAACCCGGTGTTTTTTAGCGGCATGGATTATTTCTGCCGCTTCGAGGTTTCGTGCGACCCGAGGTGCGGAGCGCGCTTTGAACGCGACTTGTTCGCACAGGTGCGGGTCGAGGTTGTGTAGGATTTTCATATAGGCACGGGGTATAGGTCCTTTTTTGCCTTCCGAGACTAGATAGCCCTGCGATAGATCGTTTTTGTGTTTAGTTAGGAATTTCGTTCCGATCGCTGGGCGTGTTGAGACTCGTAGGAAGGGTTTTTGTAAGATTTCCCCGTCCGTTGTTACTTGAATGCATCCTACATTTTTGAGAGTGTATTGCGCCACATAGTTAGCGCTGGCCCCTGTTAGGGTGCCGAGTTTGTGGTCCCCATAGGTCCACATTTTTTTGAGGAATGCGGATTCATAGAGGCCCTTCCCCACTAGGGTAAGGTCACGGAATCCGATATTGAAGAGGAGCACGTGGTAATGCGGTCGCCCAAAGGTCTCCCCGTACTCGCCGCTACTGATATAGCGCAAGCCCCCCAGAGGGTCGCTGCGCAGATGATTAGCCAAGCCACGGTATTTCTTACGTAACCGTTTGCCCTTGGGGTTATGTATGCGGGAATGATGCGCCCTGAGGCGCTTAAGGAACGCCTGTAGGTGTTCCGGTTGGAGGTCTCCATTAGGTGGTAGGTGCTCCTCGTTGTAGGTGAGAGTGAGAAAGGCGTTGTCTGCCCACGAGGCGGCCTCGTGTTGTGCCCGTTTCGCCCATGAGGTCGCATGAGAGGTGCGGCACCCCAGACAGGTGCCGCAGGGCAGCTGGAGGTTTGTTTCTGCTATTGGGGGGTGCAGAGTCACACCCCCCCCCATCGTGTCCTGAGCGGCCGGGATGGGATGGTAGCAGGTCATTAGAGCCGGTACCCACCACGCATCACCATATTTCGCTTGTGGGTCTTGGAGGCACCCTTGTTGAACTTTCGGGCGCTTTTCCGCTTGTTGACTGATCTGCGGTGCATAACGTCCTGCCTTTCTTAGAGTTAGAGAGAGGTTTAGACACACTGAATGTGTGTCATGGGGCACATAATATCAAGAGGTCTATGTGCCCTGCGCCCCCTCTGGGGGCGTTTCACCTTGTAACGGTGGCTCGGGTACCCGAGCGAGTAGGCCGAGGCGCACAGCTTCCTCGGCGTTGTCTGGGTCATTCACGAATGCCCAGAGTTTTCCCGGTTGATTGTCAAACCGGGTCCGGAGCTTCGACGGAAGCTCCATGAATTTGTTGGTGGCGTCGTTCACGAGATCGAGCGCCGAGCGAAGATCGGGTAGGTCCGTCATATCCCCGTAGAAGCGGGGGTCCAAGGCTTCCACCGGCAACGGCTTGCCGGTCAGGCCGAAGCGGACGGCGAGAATGTTCAGGTCGCAATCCTCCCCGAACTGTTGTTGTGTAAGCGACTCCTCTGTGTTCATTGTGACAGCCGCGTCAGATGCGGCATGATGAGCTTCAGAGTCATTCGCAAGACGATACTTGAGGCGATTACGCATATAATCCCGATCATTTGAGGTATTGGAGAATGGTACGAACCAGTTCGCGCGCGCCCGTGGCGCCGCTTTCGCCGAAATCCCCGTAAAAACGGGATTCGGCGCGTTGTTCGTTCAGGCCGAGTTCCCGCCCGAGCTTCTCGAGGCGGGAGTTTTGGACGTTCACGCCTGCCTGTTGAAGTTCCTTTTGGAGCAGGCTGATTTTGACGTCCCATGTTGCGCGTTGCCAGCGCATATCCTGTTGCATTTGCTGGATAGTTGTTTGAATCTGGCGCGCTTGCGCTTGCGTTGTTCCGGTCTGAGCGCGAATCAGCTGGATGCGCTCTTTCGACTCGGTGATGTTTTGACGCGTTGCGTCCGTTGTCGCGCCGAGATTGCGCGTATTGGCCAAGGTTTCCCCCACCTTGGCGTTTGTGAGAGGGATATTTGCCAAGTTGAGAGCGGTCCCCGACTGCGTATTAGACGTCTGGGCCGCGACTTGGAGGTTCTTGAGTTTGGCTCCGGCGATTTGGTCTGCCGCCGTCGCTTCATTGACCGCCGCCTGGGAAGCCACGAGCCGGGCTTGTGCGGCGGTTTGTTTCCCTTGTTTCATGGCATTGTAGCCCTGTGCAGCACTCGACCCGAGGTCGGGCATTGTAGCCACGTTTGGAGCTGAGGGAGAGTGACCATAGGCGAGGCTCGGATTGAGCCCCGCCTTTTTGAGGTCAGCCACTTCCCACTGGAACCGATGTTGGTACGCCTCTTTTTGTGCATGGGCGTTGACGGCGCCGCTTACAGCGGAGCCGATTACCGGTATGGCGGTGAGGGCCGCGTCCCCGAGGAATGACATTAGAACCGCGTCAGACCGGGGACAGAGTACATCGGCAGAGGCCGAGTCGTCTTGATCGAGAATACCGAGTCAAAGAGGATTTGCTGGCCATTCGCCAGCGCGGCAGCAGCGAGCACCCGCTGCATAGGAGTGTTCTGCCGAATGAACGTAGAATTAAGCGCCGGCAGGTTCCCGAATTGCTCGGACAGATGCCAGTCGTCGATGTTGCCGGTTGCCGTGGACTTAAATAGCCCAGAGATACGCGAGGGGCGGTAGCGATACTCCGCCCACCGCTCTTGATAGCCGAAGATAG